GCTTCAAACGCAGTTCTTGGTGCTGGTGGTTCTTACACACGTAAAATGGATAGCTTAAACTTAGGCATCTTACCAATCTTCCACGCATAAATAAAAGGAGGAACTAATGGCTCTAGTTCTTAATACGAACAGCTATGTAGAAATTGCAGATGCTGATGGCTACTTGGAAACTCGTATTGATAGTGCTAACTGGTTTAACGCTACAGACGAGATTCGAGAACAGGCTTTGGTTACAGCAACACAGATTGTTGATGACCACGCTTGGATTGGTTCTGCTGTTAGTTCCTCACAAGCTTTGGCTTGGCCTCGGAAAAATGCAACTTATATAGACAACCGTTTAGGTTTGTCGGTTACGTTTACTCAATCCGAGATACCGAGTCGTGTTAAAGTGGCTGTCTACGAGCAAGCATTACACTTAATTGATAATGAAGATTTACTAATGGGTACTACTCAAACTTTTGAAAGTATTTCTGTTGGGTCAATCTCTATATCAGATAGCAATAATGACGTTACTAGAACTCCAATTAAGTCAACTCAAGCAAACAAGTCTATCAAACCTTTAATTGTTAAGGGTTCAATAGGTCAGGGAGCTAGTTGGTGGAGGTCTAATTAATGTCACTTAAGGCTAAAGTTAGTGCGGCAGTAGATAAGGCTTTTGCGGCTATCGGGGACTTAGCGGTCTCCGGAACTTTATCCAACAAAAACGCAAGTAGTTATGACTTTGCCACAGGGCAAGCAGTATCTACTACAACTAGTAAAACAGTTAAAGTATTTCTAGAAACAACCAACAAATCTTCTGACGAAGCTTTTCAATCAAAAGCTCTGATGAAATCGAATGTTGCTGTTGATGGTTACGATACTATAACTATAGGTACTTCGGTATACAGTATAACAGACTTTCAAGACGATGGCTTTGTAATAACATTGAAATTGGCAAGGGAGACTTTATAATGTATGACTTAATACTTAGAGATGTTGAAACAGTATTTGGTTCATCAGCATGGACAGTAAACAATATTAAGACTTATCCTACAAATTACTTAGGTAATAAGAAGTCTAATAATGAATACGTCTTGATGAACGTACTTCCATCATCTAGTAAAAACTATGCGTATGGAGTTAGTAAAGAGATTACAGGTCTCGTAGCAGTAAAAATATTTGTTAAGGCTGGTGACGGTCAGGGAAGACTAATGGCTATTGCCAACTTACTTGACACTATCCTCGACAATAAAACACTATCTAACGGTACAAAGCTAGGAACATCATATTTAACAGTGGAGGGTTTAGACCCTTCAAATAAGTCGCTTTATAGCGCATCTTACATAATCCCATTTACACATTACGGAGAATAAAAAATGGCACATATTTCATCATTGGGTGCAGGAGTATTCACATACTTAGACATCTTTAAGGGAACAATCCCAGCAAACACAGACACAGCGGCAGAATGTGCGGCTCTATTTGTTGGCTCTACGCCGGGAACTGCAGACGCAGACCACCTACGTATGCCTTCAGTTCGCGAATTCCCATCAGTTGGTACACCAGCTAACATCGTTAACGTTCCTGTTTACGGTCAAAAGACATCTTCACAGGTTCAAGGTCAAGCAGACGCTCCTTCATTAGAAGTTACTGTAAACTACAATGCGGGCGACATGTCAGCAATTCACGACCTAATCGGTACACCTTGTATCTTCCGCTTCATGATGGCAAGTTCTGCTATTACTGAAGACGAAGGTGCAGATTCAACAATTACTCCAGAGAACACAGAGTTCTATTTCTCAGGAAAAATTGAAGCTATCTTGGTTAACCCTGCGTTAACAGACGCAACAACTGCGACAGTTACTTTGTCAGCACAATCTGATTTCTTCGGACCAGCTACACTGTAATATCAATTAAGGGGGTTCCTTAACAGGGACCTCCGACCTATCAGAGAGATACAATGGAAAAACCATTTAGTAAGGCTTTCGTTATGCGTACTACATTTAGACACATGAGGAGAAGCGTAGACATTAGTATCCGTAAATCTTTTGAACGATTCAAAGACTTTGATAATGAGTCAAAGGCGGGACGTGAGATTATGGAAACACTATCAGTATTGCACACAGTTAGGAAGATGCTTGACGATTTTCAAGCTAACAATTCAGAACTGTTTAATGAAAAAGATAAATTATAAATTATAAAGAGAGATGTTATGAAACATTTAGTAGGAAAAGTAATTAAGAAAAAAGTCCCATTCATGGGCGACGAAGTTGAAATTAGAAAACTATCTGTAGCTGAAGTTATGGATGTTCAGAAGATGGTTAACAAAGCAACTAAAGCCAAGGGCGAAGACGCTCAACTTGGCTTACTTCGTGATGTAATTCGATTAGCCACTATTGGCGCTGAAGAAATCTCAGATGAAGATTTCAACACATTTCCTATAGCAGAACTTAACGAGTTGTCAACAGCAATTCTAGGTTTCTCTGGTTTAGGTGATGAAGAAACGGGAAACTAACACCCTCTGAAGAGTCTATATATGAGCTTGCCTATGCATTAGGTATGCCTGTATACCAGCTTCAAGGAGAAATGCCTTATACAGAGTTCTTGAAATGGATAGAGTTCTTCAGAAGAAGGCCAGTAGGTTGGAGAGATGACCACCGAACAAGTATGATTATGAATGCTTTCGGTGTGAAAGAAAAAGGTGCAAACCTATTCCCATCCTTAAAAGTTATAGCAGATAGAGCAGAAGCCGAGAAGGCCAAGGGCAATGCACTACCAACAGGTAAGTTCTTAGAAATGATGAGGAACGCCAAAGGTGGTGACGACTCTGGTTGGGAGATGTTCAAAAAGGAGTAACTAATGGCAAACAAGATTTCAATGAAAATTGTTAATTTTGAAAAAGAAATGCAGAGGGTTGAGCGCGAAGTTCAACGCCTCGCTAACAGAGATATAGAAAAACGTGTTGACTTTGCGGTCAATACACTAAGAGTTGTAACACCAATAGACACAGGCGAAGCTCGTGCCGGTTGGGAAGACAAAACATTTCGCGGAAAAGATGGATACTTAGATGGCACTATTAATAATGATGTAGAGCATATAGAGTTCCTAAACCGTGGTCACAGTAGACAAGCACCTCAATACTTTATTGAACAAGTTTTAATAAAGATTGGGTTGCTGAAGCCTTGATTAATTCTTTAGCCCTCGATGGTTATACCTCATATAGAGGCGTAATTGTTGGGGGCTTTTTTATCGAAAGGAGAAACACCTAATGAGTGGTGTAGAGATTAGAGTACGCTCCGACTCGCGACAAGCCCGTAGGGACTTAAGCCAGTTAGAGAACTCTGTAAAGAATATTGAGACAAGAACCGCAAGAGCTACTAGCGCATTTAGAAAGATGGCTATAGGCATAGGTGCGGCATTAGCAGGTGGGGCTGTTATAAAAGGCGTTAACAGAGCCTCAGACTCCCTTGTTAATCTAGAGAACAGAATTGCGCTTGTTACAGGTCGTGGTAAAGCTCTAGACAAAACTATGAATGACTTGTTCAGAATTGCTAAGAGAACTCGCGGCGATATTGGCGGGTCTGCTGAAACATTTAACCGTTTTGGTATTGCACTAAAAGACTCTGGTAAATCAGCCGAAGAAATCCTTCGTGCAGTTGAATCAGTAAACAAAGCTGTTGCTATCTCGGGTAGTGGTGCAGAATCTGCTCGTGCGGCTTTATTCCAACTTGGACAAGGTTTGGCTTCTGGCCAATTGCGTGGTCAAGAACTTAACTCTGTTTTAGAACAAACACCTAGACTAGCGGGAGCTATCGCAGATGAGTTGGGGAAACCATTAGGTGCCCTTCGCAAGCTTGCGGAACAAGGTGAAGTTACTACGGAAGTAGTTTTTAACGCACTTATAAATCAAGCAGACAAGTTGTCAGCAGAATTTGAGACAATGGAAGGCACCTCTGAACAGGCTTTCTCTGTTATGAAAGACCAAATTGGTCGAGTAGTTGGAGAGATATCTGCAGGGTTAAATATAACCGGTTCTTTTACACAGAAACTAAACGCAATATCTGATTCATTAGAAAAGAACAGAACAAGCATCGTTTCTAATGTTGTAGGTTCGGTTCAATCTATAGGCAAAATATTTAGAGGTGTAATCGATACTATCAAAGGCATAGTTGCGGTATTAGGTACTGCAGTGCTTTATGTTAAAGACTTAGTTAATTTTGGCAACAAAATAGATATTAATTTTGCTAAACCAGAAATTCTAGAAAGAGCTTCTGAGAGTATGGGTAGCATAGTCGCCTTACTAAAAGGAGCAAAAACAGATACACGTTTCGTTACTAAAGCTATGGACAGAATGGGTAAATCCATAACAAAAGCCTTTGACTCTATCAAAGATTTTAAGTCCGATACTTTTGAACGTATAGCTAATTTATCTAAGCTTGCTTCGGAAAATATAAAAGAACTTTATAAAGAAGGTAAAAAGTTTGCCGCCCTAAAGTATATACAGCTTAGAGGTGGAGAAGGTCTTATACAAGACTATATTACCTATCTTAAAATAATAAAAGCACAAAGACAAGCAGAGAAATCTGCAAGACAACTATTTAAAAACATTTCAGAATTTGCATCAAAGTATCTTTCTCAGGCTTGGAAAAGCATTAAAACTTTCCTGAACCTCATTGAAAGAAAGTTCTTCTGGGTATACGATAAAGTAATCGGAAACTCTTGGTGGACTGATACAATGGAACAAACTTATTACTTAGCAAGAGAATGGCTAGGTAAGGCTTCTGATGCGGTGTCTCGTTTTGGAGATACTGTCACTGAGAAGTTCAGAGGGGTTTTTGAAAGTTTTAAGAACGGCACATCAGCGTTTAGGTCTAACTTTACTATTGATGATGTTAAGATTAAATTCGGAGACATGAGTTCTAAGTTTAAAGATTTAGCTAGCAAAGCTTCTGAGGCTTTAGGTAGCGCTCTTAGAAGTTCTTTTGAATTCTTAGGCACGCTTTCGCCAGTAATATCTGCATCTTTTGGTGCGGCGCTAGTGGCAGGAGTAACAAAGTTCTTAAGTCCTGAACTATTTAAGAAAACATTTGGTAAGATAGGCCCAGCGGCATTTGTGCTGTTATTTGCAGGTATTGCAAGCAACTTCTCTAAGTCTATAGTAGACTCAGGTATATTTAATCAACTAGGTGCTAACTTAGGTACTACACTCGCAATTGGTTTTGATGCGTTTCTAGACTTAATACCTTCAGCAGTAGACGCAATTATTCAAACACTAAGCTCTATTGGTACAGCATTTGGTAAACAATTAGAAGGCTCTATATTAGGTCTTCCGGCAAAGATACTAAGTTTTATACCGGGTGGTGGCTTAATAACAACTATGTTCTATGGTGCTGTGGGCTTGTCTGCCTTTAGTAAAACATTTAGAACATTTATGAAAAAGCTAATAGTCTCTACTATTGCCTCTTCACAAGCCTTAACCAGTGCACAAGGAGTTGCTGGAAACATACTGTTTGGAAAACTAGGTGCTAGAAAAGGTTTAGGTGTGTTAGCAGTAACTACAACAGCCTCTATAGCATTATTTGGAGACTTAATAGGTGCAGAATTAGCTTCTGTTATTGGAATACTTTCTGGTATTATGGCAACTTCCTTTTTATCGGGCCAAGGTGCGTTGACCGCATTGGGTGCAACCTTTAGTGGAGTGAGAGCATTAATAACACGAGGGTCTGTTCTTATTTATACAGCGGGCGCTTCTGCTTTCAAGAAATTAAGCATATCTGGAATAACTAGCTTAAGGGCTTTACAAGTACAGAATACAATAACTACTACGACAATGACAGCTCAATGGATAAAATTTGGTCGGTCTGCATTGTCTGCCACAACAGGTTTCCTTGGTACTGCAAAAGGTAAATTTATAGGAATAGCGGGTGGCGCTTTACTTGCTTCTGCGGCTATGACTACTTTTGCAAACGCTTCAGAAAGTGCTGGAGACGGTGTATCGGGAGGTTTGTTTACTGCAGAAAACTTATTCAGCACATTAACAGTAGCAAGTTTAGTTTCTATGCTTTGGAAACCACTTAAGCCGGCAGTTAAAGTAATAGGTAAACGTCTTGGACTTGGAATCGCTTTTGGTGCGCTTAGAGCCATAGGTCTGGCATTAATAGCAGGGGTATCCGCAGTGTTTACTCCGTTTGCGGCGGCATTTGCGGCGGTAGCGGCAACAGCAACACTTGGTTACATTGCCATATTCGGTACAGAAGGTTCTTTCTTAAGCATGGTTACTAAGACCTTGACTAAAGTTAAGAGACAGTTTGGTCTTACTTTTGATAATGATTTAAGAGTAGGTATTGATACTAAGAGAGAAGCTCGTGGGCTAAGAAATCGTACTACTGGCGGGCTAGATAAAGCAGTTGTTGACAGGTTACAAAGAATAGACTTTGGAGGCTTAAGCCAGAAGAGCGCATTCGCAATTACTGATTCTGTTAAAACCGTTAGCAATTTAACTGAAAAGGCAAATGCAGAAAGACTACGCTTCGGCAAAGTATCTGCTCAAACAGCACAAGAGCTTAAAGCGGCTCAAGAAGAAACTACTAGAGCAGTTAGAGAAGGCGCTAAAGACGTTCCTGACAATGCTAAAGACGTTAGCATTGGCTTAGAAAGAATAACTAGAAACCTTTCAGTAGGTATAAGCAGTACTGGATTCTTTAGTAACCTTTCGGCAGACTTTAAAATATTAACTGAAACAGTTGGTAATAGATTTAAAGTTGCTTTTGGTGGGCAAGCTACTGACTTACAAAGAAGGCTTGATTTCTCAACAGCAGTCAAAGAAGCTGACTTAAATGACCCTAAACAATTTAAGGCGATAATCAGTCAGTTGTTTACTACTGAAGGCGGGTTTCAGTCATCAGCTGTTCCTATGTCTATGCAACAAGACAGCGTGCTTATTGACGCTTTAAATGACGTTGCACTCGGTGTAGAAGAACCTTCAGAACAGTTAACTCAAGCTTTCTTAAGGGCGATTAATGAAGGGCGTAAGCAAGACAGGGACCTTATTGGTTCTATTCTTCGAGTAACAGGTGTTCTTGAAAAACTAGGTATTACTAGTTTAACAGCTTCTCAGAAAGCTATTCAGAACTTAACAACTTCAATAGGTGACGAAGGAAGACAACAACTTATACTTGCTAATATTAGAGAAGTAGATAATGTTGTTAGTGCTTTAAGTAGAGCTGGCGAAGGTATTGCTGATAAGTTTGCTTTTATTAATCAATCAGAAACCAAAATAATTTCTGACTTAGTTGAAAGACAGAAAGTTGAAGAGCAACTTCTTGAACAGTCTAAATCGGAACGCTTCCAAGCAGAAAGCGAAGAAGAAATTAATGCGGCTATTGCAAAAGGCGAGAGTGCTAGAAAAGAACTTGGAATAATATCTTTAGAACTAGAGCGACAAGTTAGAGACTCTATTAAAACAGGTATTGAAGCTACTTCCTTTACTTACATAACAGACCAACTTGACGCACTAGGTATTGACACAAGACTAGCGGAGTTAATTGCCAAAGGCATAACTACTGGTACAGAAGATTTCAGAGGTTTTGACAAAAATATATTTGGCAAAGGTCTTGAAACTTTAAACTTTGGAGCTATGATTGGAAACCGACAAGGTGGTGCTACTACTTCTCTTAAACCAGAAGAGATAAATAAAGCAATTCTGGAATTAGTCAGAGAAAAGAAAATCTTGGAAGAGATTGAAAGAGCAGAAGGTACTTTAGATGAGGCGGCGCGTCAGCGTTACTTTAACACAAAGGACAATATAAGCAAGCTAACTAAAGAGATTGAGTTATATGTAAGCTTCTTAGATTCAGTCGATATCACTGATGCAGAGCTTCCTAACTTATTAGCTTCTGTTGCAAACATGTCTCAAATAGAAAACATCGATTTAGATAAATTCTTTAGAATTGAGCCAGATACCCAAAAGCAAGTGGCACTAATGGCTTCTCAAATTGAGTTGCTTAAGAACACTAGCCCCGGAGACCTCGTGTCTTTAGGTCTTGGTGACTTTGGAAATGACGTCGGTGGGCGTGACAAACTTATCTCTATGCTACAATCAGCTATTGATGATGTTCTCGGAAACTTTGGGGATAGCATACGGACCGGTTTCTTAAGTGACTTTGAAGAAATTCAACAGGAGACAGGTTTAACATTTAACGAGATTGCGTCGCTAGGTGTTGGTGCTAATACTAAAATAAGAAAGTCTATAGACGACATTAGTAAAGCTCAGAAAGCACTTAATAAGCTGTCTGTTGACAATACTGTAGAACGCGCCGAACAATTGCGTTTAATAAAAGAAGCTGAAGACGCTATTAACCGACAGCTTATGGCGGGTACTATAAACTCAGCAAGGGCTGGTCTCGAAAGACAAGGGGTTAACCCTGACTTAATTAATGATAGTAGAGAAGCCTTGTCTATAGGTATGAATATAGCCTCTCTAGAAAGAGAATTAGGAAGACTTCGTGTTGATGAAATTGACGAGAGAGACGATATACTCGAGAAAATTAAACAACAAGAGAGATTGCTTAACGGTATAACCGAAAAGGCACAGAGCAGTGCAGATAGTGTTAGAGATGCTTTCAAAGGCTCAACTACTTCTTTCTTAACTGGTGAAATTTCTTCTTTAGAGGATGCTTTTAAACCTTTCCTAGATAGCTTAAGCATGGATATAATTGACACTGTAGTTGATTCATTCACAGACGCTTTATTTCAAACTGCAGGTTTAGACAACATGTTCGAAGACTTGTTTAGTGGCTTGTTTAAAACAGGCGACAAAAGCGGTGAAGAGGCAGGTGGATTCTTGTCAGGACTATTTAGTGGGAAGAAAAAGGACAAATCTGTAGAGGACGGTTCTAAGAAAGCGGCTGAACCATTTGGTGGTGTATTTAATGAATTCCTAGGAGGACTAGGTGATAAGTTTGGTACTATAACTGACAGCTTTGGTGGAATATTCAATGGACTAACTGGTTCACTGGGTGGGATATTTGAAGGACTTGGTGGAACTTTCAGTGGATTATTTAGTAGCCTCGGCGGACTCTTCGGAGGAGCTGGCGGTGGCGGAGGTGGCGGTGACCTATTAGGTACTGCTCTTAAACTAGGTAGCTCATTCTTCGGATTCCCCGGATTCTCGCAAGGTGGTGTTGTTCCTTCTACTCCTTTCTCACAGGTAGGAAAAGACTCTGTCCCTGCGATGTTAATGCCGGGTGAAGTTGTTATGTCTAAGAACGCAGTTCGTAACAGTGGCAACAATCAAAGTAGTCAACAATCTACATTTAACATTAACGTGCAAGGCGATGTATCAAGACAGACTCGTAAAGAGATTGTTAAAATGATGCCTCAAATTGCTGGCGGTGTTAATTCCCAAAACAAAGAAAATAATAAAAGATAAACACAACGGTCATCCCTTCGGGGGTGGCCTTTTTAATCAAATTTGTCCCTAAAAAAGTGGGGAAAAACAGCCCTCTATAATGAAGAAACATCAAACCAAAGGAGTTATAGAATGTTTAAGTTTTTTAGAGGCACCACACAACGTGAGGCAAACGAACTATCTCAAGATAACCAGACTCGTGCTATAACGCATTGGACTGATTCTTATGAGAACGCCGCAAAGTATTCCAAAGGTGCGGTAATTGAAATTGTAATGGACGAACTACCTCCTCACTTTAATTTGTATTCAGGTGTTTGTGAAGGCGATTCTACACACGGAACTTTTCGTGAATGGTTATTAACAAGGGCATATTTTGAAGGAATTGCTTGTAACTATGTAGAGGAATCTTATGTACATAATTCGTAATATTATAAACAAGTATGTAAGAAAAGTTGATTGTTGGATTGAAGAAAACAATTATAACCATATGACTACAGCTTTAAAAGAAATATTAAATGAAGATAAAGTAGAGGAAAAAATAGAATGAAAAAGAAATATTCAATTTATGTAACACTAGAATACCAGACTTGTTGGGAAGTAGAAGCAACAAGCTTGGAAGAAGCAGAACAACTGCATGACTGGAATCATAGTAAAATGCTATGGAAATGCCTAAGTGACATGGGTACAACACATATTGAGGAGTCAGAAGATGACAAATAATATTGAAAATCCAAATGAAATATCAGCCTACATACTAACAGGTTGGAATACTGAAGTAGAAGTCTTCGGTACACTACACATGCCTTCACCGTGGAATACTTATGATGAAGGTGGTTACTTATGTATTGAGTTTATGGACGATGCTATAATTGAAGACATTCATTATTATGATGATTTGTTTGGGCATAAAGTAGACTTAACTGAAGGTAACGATTTATATAAACAAGCATTAGCTAACTTAGTTGAAGCTCACGAAGATGAGGTTAGAGATAACTTCGAACACATTCATCAACCACATGGAGAATACTTATGATTACATTTACCATAACAACAGCTATCATGGTGATGGCTATCACTTGGCTTGTACTGTTAGGTTCAGGCAAATAAACTGGGTTTTTTAAACCCTCTATAATGAAGAAACCAAATCGGAGAACAAAATGATTACACAAATAATATCGTTTACAATTATATTGGCGCTATTAAGACTAGTATATCAATCGCTAATATACAAAGAAATAGGGTTTAAAGAAATACCCTATGGTTTTGAAGTTGGTGTAATTGGGAGTTTATTGGCTTTGTTTATGTTTGGCCACTTAGACTTCTTTGGCGTACTGTCAATCTTCTCTTACGAAATTTACTTAAAAATAAAGAAACAAATCAAAGGATAACAAAATGATACTTACAGCCGCTACTTGTTTAGCAATGAATATGTTTTATGAAGCTCGTAACGAGTCAACACTAGGACAACTAATGGTAGCAGAAGTAACACTTAATCGTGTTGAGTCTAATCACTACCCTGACAGCATTTGTGATGTCGTATGGCAACGCAAACAGTTCTCTTGGACACATGACGGTAAGTCAGATAACCCTGAGAAACTAGGATTTCTAGACCGCCAAGTGTGGGATGAAATTCAAGATTTAGCATGGGACGTTTTGACAGGAACAGCCGATATACCAAGTACAGGAGCTACTATGTACCATGCAGACTACGTTAGCCCTTATTGGGCTAGTGATTACGAAGAGGTGGCTGTAACTGGCGTACACATCTTCTACAAATAACTGGGGTAATTTTGCCCTCTATAATGAACAAACACAAAGGTTAATAAAATGTTTACATTCAAACAACTAGTCGATGAAATCAATGCTAAGTGGGGACACACATACATTGATGTAGTTGCAGAACAACCTTCTGTAGAAGAACCTTCTATTGAAGAAATATTAGATGAAATTCGAGAAGCACATAAGCTTTTTGGAGAAGAATAAATACAACAAAAGAGTAGAGATACTCTATCGGCCAATCACCCTCCCGGGTTGGTCATTAGAGTGTACATACTCAAATAACCCATATATGGAGAATCAAAATGACTATATTAACTTACGCAACAACATCATCAGCTTACACTTACACAGTATCAACTGACGTTGTACAACAAACTTGGTTGGACGGCTCTGGTCGTGTATTCAACTATTCAACAACCACAAAGCGTGGTCGTTACTTAGCCGGTCTAGTGGCACGCAAAGGTTTTGCAAAAACTAGATAACATAACATACCCCCTTTCTTTTCTTATACTTAATTGTATAGGTTTTGAAAGGGGGGTTTTAATTTTATTTTTTTGAAAGGAGAAAAATAATTGTACCAATAACAGCTCTGATATTTATTGTATTTATCAGTGACACCGAGCTGTTATAAAGTCCTTAACAAAGTGGAGTATACAAATACATTGTCCACAACAAAAGGAATAACATATGAACACACTTGAGAGACTTATTGAAGATTTAAACTATCGTCAAAAGTCTATGTTCGGTAAGAACGGAAAAGTAGATGCTAGAAATAAAGCATCAGCAATAACAGAAATGTGCTCTAAGTGGTTAATAGAACTTACTTATGGGCACGTATTAACCGCTATCGAAAGAAGGTCAACAGTTTCGGCTGTTATTAAAGCTATCGGTAGCGCTATAATGAGAAAAAAGAAACTTCCAGATGACGATATACAGGCTTGTCATATTGGCTGGTTTGTGCTTATTTCTTATTTTGAAACAGATATTCTTTCCTTTAAGGGTGAGAAGAGAAAAGATAAAAACGGAAGGAGAGATAAATACCCAACTTATTACTTAAAGGTAAATGATGCAGACGCTGTTCAAGAACTAATGCTTCTTATAGACACAGATTCTGTAGATTTGTTCCCTTGTAAAGAAGCCCCCTCTCCTTGGGAACATCAAAAGTTTGTTCACCGGAACACAGGAATTGGTTTAATCAAGCACGCACACGAAGACGCTATTCGGCAAGTTAAAACCAATGACACAGCTTACTTAGTAGACACCTTAAATAAGCTTGGTTCTACAGGTTGGCGAATAAACCCGTTTATATTTGATGTGTTTAAAAAGACACGTTATTTAGAGAAAACACCTTTTAAGTTCTCTAAAGAAGTTGACCATGAAAAGAAAGCATCCTTGCTTGTAGAAATTAACGCAATACAAGCACTGGCAGAAAGGAACAAAGATAATGCGTTCTATCACCTTTATAATGTGGACTTCAGAGGTCGCATATACCCTAACACTGCGTTTCTCCATGAGCAATCCAGTGACAATGCGAAAGGTTTGTTATTACTCGACGAACCGGTCCCGTTGGGTGAAGAGGGTCTTTACTGGCTTATGGTCCATACGGCTAACATGTTCGGTAACGACAAGGTAAGTTTAGATGACCGCGCACAGTTCGTTCAAGACAACTGGGATTTGTTTATATCTTATGTATCCGACCCTTTTGAGAACAATGGTTGGATGGATGTTGACAAGCCGTTATGCTTTCTAGCCTGTTGTTATGAACTATACATGTTACAAAACTTTGTAGAAGAAGGTGGAGTAATAGATGACTTCCCTTCATGCTTACCTATTTATATCGACGGCTCTAATAACGGCGTACAACATCTTGTTGCTATGTCTCAAGACGAAGACATTGCACCTTTAGTTAACTTAGTGCCGCAAGAACTCCCCGGTGATGTTTATATGTTTATTGCAGAACACGCAATGACAGCTATCGGTGAGTTATTAAGTAAAGTTG